TAGTAATACACTGGTGGTGGTTGGTAATACACCGGAGGTGGTGCCACATAAACAGGTGGGTAATAGGGACGGCTCAAACTGTATCCGATCACTCCTCCAACGATTGCAGGTCCCCAAAATCCGTAATGCCCGTGAGCATTGGCATTGGACATGCCCGATGTAATCAATAACAACGATACCAATAACTTTTTCATAACATTCTCCATAAAATTTTGACGGAATCCCTAGGGCGTGTGTGTCCTCCGTCTAGACCATTGGCCTCTCACCAACTGCAACCTGCTATGCATGGTTTACCCCTACCGGACCATGTATTTAACAACTGGTATTTCACTCAGTCTCATATATAGTACAACTATAACATTGGTGCTGTTTTTTGTCAACTATTTCTCTTTCCCCAGTTTTTTCGTGGGTTTCCAGTGCCAATCTGCGAGCATTTGCCAATCTTAGGCTGATATATTCTTCGTGTGTCAACTGGCTGTTATCGACCAATTCTGGCCGGCGATAGAAAATATGCACATCAGCGTCATCCGATTGGCCGTCATCGTCTTCGGAAACTGATGCGTTTATGGCCACCATTTGCTTTTTTACAGATCTGGAAAACACATGGGGTATGGTGATTTTCTTTTCTGCCCGCGGCAGGGTCTGACCGGACAACTGTGTGCCAGCGCCGGCTGTCAGTGACAACAATGCAAATATGATTACGATAAAATATTTCATGATGGCTTCTCCTTGTATATATAACGCCTAAGCCAATAAAAAGTTTACAGGAACATTTCCAAAATGTACCACTGCGATTGTTGCCACAGTTGATCACACGTACTGGTATATGCCTGCAGGATTGAACTGAGATCCTTTGGGACGGGTAAGGTCCAGATTGGCCACTTTGTTTTGCTTGGGAACTTGGATGCCATATTTTCCATTTTCGTAGCTGCAGTGTATCCATGTGCTGGCCGGAGATGCTGAGCTGCGTTCTTGCAACAGTTGACCCACTGGCAAGTTGTCTCTCATCCAGCAGGCGATTTCGTAATACTTGGCATAACTGGCGCCGGGCAACTGTGCATCAAATGCCTGTCCTCTACCGTGCTGTGCCTGTTCGTTGGCTCCACCAGGTTTTCCTTGCCGGAAAGTGTTGGTGATGATCATGGCAGGATATCTGGCTTTCAGCGGTTCCCAGATGTTTGCGGCAAGATCTGCCAGATTGGTCAAGATCTGCGGAACAGTCAGGCCATACTGTGCTTTGATATATTTGTTATCACCGCCACCGTTCCAAACAGCATTGGGGCCGGGCGGACTGGGTTGGCGACTCCACAGTGCTGTACGGATGGTGAAATCAGCCAACATGGTTTTAGGAGTCAATCGCAACGTGTTGTAAGGTATGTTGTCTTGGTTGTATTGGCCGAAATCCTGTGTGGAACTGGAAACTGCGGCATAACTGCTGTTGATACCCGACGGAATACCAGGTGGTGCCGGAGTTGGAGTCATCACTGCTGTGAGCCGAACACTGGGATCGCTGGTGGTTATGGTTGGCACCAAGGTGTAGTTGGCACCGGGGTTTGTGAGATTGACAGACACCACTTGTTTGTTCACTATTATGGCTTCGCCCTCGGCCTGGGCAGACGGTTCACCTCCGCCGCTGAATGTCATGGTCACTGCGCCCAATATATTCAAGCCACTGGAATCCACCGTGACACTGGCCACTGTGGTAGGAGCGAACGGAGCATTGACATCGTTGGGCGTCAAGGTTCCGTTGGCCAATCCTTCTGCCAGTTGTTGATTGAGTGGACCCAGTGTCTGATCCTGATTGTCATCTGTGACACCATCACCATCGATGCTTATTAAAAATGCTGCTTTGGCGCTGGTGCCAGGATTAGGAGCATCATACAGCACAACCTCCACATTGTCGATGTAGACGTTTGAGGATTTGTATAAATCTTTGACCTCGTACTCATTGCTTCGTCTTTGAGGTATACCGGGACTGGTGATCCATGGGGGTGTTGACATAATGTTCTCCTAGTCTGTTATTTAACCAGGCTGATTCCGGTGGTGCCTTCCAGGTACTGCTTGCTGGCTTCGTTTTTGCTGGCCACGATAAAAAATGTATTTTTCTTTTCCAACACGATCTTGCTTTCGTCACCCAAGAACACCCACGGAATCATTCCTAGTCCTTGTGGACCCATGGTCAATGCTAGAGGACGATTGATGGTGATGGAATCACCGTTGTCTGATTCGAATCTCGTGATGATCTCGTCGCCATTGATCAGTTTGATACTTACTACATCTCCTGTGGAGAAACCTTTGTTGATTAGCATTTATTTTCCTTTTATATTCGTTTAACTGCAGATGCTATCTGCGATATGTCATTCTTACGGCGATTATTTTCTCGAACCAGCAGTTCCACTTTACGAGTCAAATCACCCACTGCCAAACCGAGCTGTTTGACCTGTTGTTCAAGTGCGGCGATTTTTAAATCTTTTGGATCAGTCATCTTCGCCGATCAGCCTTTCCATGAGTTTGTATTGATCGTATGCTTTTTTCAGTGCCGCATATTTCTCTAACTTGCCTGGATTGGGCTCGGCCAAGATAGCAAGTCGGTCCTCGACAGATTCTATCAACTGACCCAAGTTGCGGCCTTTCCATACGATATCACCATCAAATTTAACCGACCCAGGAAATGTTACGTCTGGAGCTGAGGTAGTAAAATTGTTATTATTAATCGTAGTACTACCATAAGGAGCCGCATAACCCACTGCTGTATTATGAACTCCTCTCAGACAACCTGAGCCACCGCCATTAATTGCAACGCTTGCCACAGATACTGTTGAAGCTGATAACACGCTGTTTTGATTGTTATGTACTGTTGTGTTCATGTTATTTGTTTGCTAGATGTTGCTTGAGTTCTGCAAATCCACCAATCAGTTCATCATCCAAAAATATCTGAGGAACTGATCTAGCTGCAGGAACTGCTTCCAATAACTGTTCACGGGTATATCCCGAACCGATTTTGCGTTCTTCAAATGCGATACCTTTTGACTCAAGAAGAGCTTTGGCCTGGTCACAGTGGGAACATTGTGGTTTACTCCAGACTACAGCGTTCATTTGCTTTTCCTTGGCGGTCTTTTGGTCGACGAAGGTTTACTAATGTGTTTTTTGGCCGCTCGTTTGGCCATTTCGCTTAGACTCCGCGGTCTTGGGGTTTTTGTTGCCATTTTATTTTTCCTTTATAGTTCTGGTAATGCATTGAGATCTACCTCAGAGGACATTATTCCAACCACATAGTTGGTTGATTCTGTCTCCTGTAAGGCTGATTGTTTTTTTGATATGTTGGTGTGTTTGTTAAACCACGGTATAGGACTGCTCTTGGGATGTTCGCCAAGATATTTGATGCCAATATCTTTTAGTTTGGTGAATGCTGTGTAGTCAACAAAGTCCTTTAGGATCTGAGCGTTGAGTCCAATGACCACCCCTTTGCTGAATAGATATTCGGCCCACTCTTTTTCTTCACGGATCACATCCAGGTACAGAGCATATACTTCTTCACGGCACTCATCGGCGATCGAGACGAAATCTGCATCGTCCTTGACAACATTGTTGATCAGCCAAGCAGTCCATTCAGCATGTAGGATTTCATCCTGCAGGATTAGGCTGATGATGTTTCCGTTACCGATATAGATTTTGTTTTCTACCATGGCAAGACTGGTGGCAAATGACACCATGAAACGGAATGCTTCCAAAGCATAGCTGGCATTCAATGCCATCCATATCGCTCTTTTATGTTCGTGCAGGGTGACAGTTTCTCCCAACTCCTTGCGGCAGTTGAGCACATGCAGTTCTTCATAGTATCTGCCGATGTTGGCAGCCATCTCCACGATTTCTTTTGTGTCGTGTATTTTGTTAAACTCTTCTTTGGGCACACCATACACATTACGGATGATATGACTGTAGCTCTTTGAATGGACGTTGGTTTCGAAAAAACTCCAGTTGCTTACCAATGCTTCCAGTTCAGGAATACTGATAACCGGACTGAATACCTGATTTGGCGCACGACCCTGGATACTGTCCAAGGCAGTCTGTCTCAGCAGGTTGCTGGTGAATATGTGTTTGACTGCATCGCTGGCATCTTTGTGATCCATCTTGTCTTTGGTAAGACTGATCTCTTCTGGTACCCAATAGAATCCACGTGCAAGTTCCTCGTATTTGGCGATGCGTGGGTACTTGACTTCCTCAAAGCGTTGTACAGTGACCGGACCTGCTGGGTCTAAAAACATGGTGCGTTTTAGATAGTTTGTTTGTTTTGATATATCGTATTGTGCTTTGCTCATTGTATTCTCTTGTTAATAAGTTTAATCCCGCCGTATGTAACTAGAACGAGAGTTAGTACTTTTGCAATTAATTGCCATTCTATGTTATTATCGGCTTCTATGTCGATTTTTGCAATCGGAGTATCCACATTTAGTTTTAAATCTATAGGAGCAGGTTGTGCGGCTTTTTCTTGACCGTATAAAAACATTACTGTTCCTACGCCAATCATTAAACTGATCCAAATTGCTATTATTAATTTTTTCATAATTTACATATTGTTTCTAACATTGTTTTCTCTTAAATTTTATAGTTTTCCCACACACTACCCACTTGTCCTGGCTCGTTGCTGGCAGTGCAGGTCAACATGTGATCTGTAGCTCGCGGGCATCTTTTGTTGCCGCAGTCAGGACACAAGATCATCCTGGAGGACAATATTGGCTGACCTTGTTCGTTCAGTTTGCCATTCAAGCAGACATGGCAGTTCATACAGTTCATATTTGTTTATTCCTCAGAGCTTGCAGGCCGAGCAATCCTCATCCGCGTCATCTTCATATATTGTAACAGGGTTGGATGTAACTAATCTATCAGTTTGGGTGTTTAATACAGTTTTAGAGCCAACTTTAGAAATGAGTGAATAGTACATGGTTTTCAAACCCCACTTGTAGGCCAGCATCAAATTCTTGGCAATCAAGGTTCCGGGAACTTTACCACCTTCAAAGTGTGATGGATTATAAAACGTATTTGTTGAAAGTGATTGATCGATATACACAGCCAGCACTGCGGCTGTTTTTAAATAATCAACACAGTCAGTCTGGTCCCACATCAGTTGGTAGCGGTTCTTTAATCTGCGATAATCAGGAACTACCTGCACAAATGATCCTGCTTTGGATTCCTTGACACTAATAAGTTCCATAGGCATCTCGATACCGTTAGTGCTGTTTAATACAACACTGCTGGATTCCACAGGTGCCACTGCCATCAGTGTGGCATTGCGGATACCATACTGCTTCATGCGTTCACGCAATGGCTCCCAATCCAAACTGGGGGTAAAATCAGTCAATTCATTCACGCCTGTTGCTCTGCG